TCCTCGATATGATCAACTCGATCACCAAGTTCCTGTTCTCGCAGCAGCTACAAAAGTTCCTGCAAATCCTCGCCTCGACGCCCGGCTTTGGCTTCATGGCCGCAGGAGGGCAGCAGAGTGTCAGCACGGGTGGCGGGGTGCAGGGGGCCTCAGCCTCTGCCATGTCCCTGATGGCCACGCCTGCGCCTACAGGAGGCCTGACGCGGGCTATTGTGCTACCCCAGCCTGCCATTGCCCCAGCGGCTGGTGGCGGGGGTCTGGGCGGCTCTGGGCGCACCAGCGTGAACGTCCATAACTATTCCGGGGCCAAGGTCACCCCAGAGGTCTCCGAGGATGGCAATGGAAACACGCGGGTGGATTTGGTGATCCGCGATACCGTGCGCCAGTTGCTCACCACTGGCTCGCTCGATACTCAAATGCGCGCATCCTACGGGCTGCGCCGGAGGATGACCTGATGGTGAACTATGTCGTTCGTCCCGGCCAGTTGAGCGGCTGCTGGGCAAGCTGGTCCGAAAAGGATCAGCCGCAATTCATCCGCACCTCCATGGATGTCGGGCCGCCCAAGGTGCGCCGCCGCACCACGGGCGTGCATCGCATGGCCGACGTGTCCGGGCCGATCCTGCGCTCCGAGGTGGACATCTTTTGGGAATGGTATCGGGTCATCTGCCAAGGCGGGATCATGCCCACCAATATCGTGGAGCCGAATGGGGTGGAGTCGATCTGGCGCTTTGTCGAACCGCCGACCATGGATTGGACCGACGTGGAAGGCCGCTTTGTCACGGTGACCGCGCAGATTGAGCGGCTGCCCGGCTGGCAGGAGTTGTGAGATGGCACTGACCCCGGCAATCAACCGCCCGACGACCACCGAGGCGTTTTTCATCCTGCTGACCTTCACCTCTCCTACCTCGGTGACGGATGTATTCCGGGTGGTCAACAACAACGAGGATGTCGTCTCGCGCGGGGAGACCTTCACCGCCTACCCCTTCACCATCAACCTGCCCTCCGACATCGAGGGCGAGCCTCGCCGCGCATCCATCACCATCGACAACGTGTCCCGCGAGATCACCCGCTATGTGCGGCAGGCCTTGGAGCCGCCGACCGTCAAGATCGAATTGGTGCTGTCCAGTTCGCCGGACACAGTGGAAAAGACCGTGGAATTCCTGCGTATGGTGGAGGTCACCTATGATGCCATGACGGTCACGGCGACCTTGGAGCCTTTCGACATCATGAACTCGCCTGCCATCGAGGACATCTATGCAGGGGATCAATTTCCTGATCTGGTGTATGAATGAATCGGGATCGCCGCATTGCCAGCCTGATCGGTCTGCCCTACGCCTCGCTGGGGCGTGGGCCGGGATACGACTGCTGGGGTTATTCAATGCTGGTAAACCGGACCCTGTTCAATATCGAACTGCCGGATTACACGTCTTACAGCGATGCGGACGACCGCCCCGACGCGGCGATGTCGGTCTGGGAACATACCCAAGACCCCCGCTGGATCGAGGTGCCGACAGCATTTCCCGGTGACCTGATGACCTTCCGCATCGGGCGCTTCACCTGCCACATCGGCGTCTACATCGGCGATGACCATTTCCTGCACTGCCTGCGCGGGCGAGGCTCGACCTTGGAGTCGATCCGGTCCATGGATTGGCGGGACAGGCTGACAGGACAATGGAGGTGGCAAGGTGCTTGATGAGGCTGACGGCAACCTGACCTTGCCTTTCCCCCGCGTCATCCCGATCACCGTGGAACCGGGCACCACGGTGCTGGCCATGGTGCAGGCGTCCGGCCTGCCGGATGAGCTTTACCCCTATGTCTACGTCAAGCTGAACGGGACCATCATCTACGATTGGGCCTCGGTGTTCATCATCGACGGCGACAAGGCCGAGTTCTTGGTCCTGCCCTCGGGCGGGAACAGCGGCAACGGCAAGCAGCTTCTGGCCAGCGTGGCGATGCTGGCCATCACTATCGCCGCCCCTTTCGCCGCCACTGCGATCCTCGGCAAGGCTGCTGTCGGCGGCCTGATGCATGCTGGCCTGACCGCAGGCATCAGCCTCGTCGGCTCGCTGATGATCCGGGCGCTGATCCCGCCTGCCTCGATCAGCACCGCAGGCGGCAGCACCTCGTCGCCTGCCAAAGAGCCGGTCACCTATTCCTATACCGGCCAGTCGAACGAGGTCCGGCTTTACCAGCGCGTGCCCCGCATCTATGGCCGCGTGCGCTTCGTGCCGCCGCTGGCCGCAACCCCGCAAATCATCAACACGGGCAAGTCCAGCCGCGTCTCGGTCCTGTATGATTTCGGGCTGGGCAATATCGCCATCACCGATCTGAACTCGGGCAGTCTCGACCTTGAGGTTCTGGACCCGGAAATCCGCATCTACCGGAACAAGCAGAACCCGGACCTCGATTTCATCACCCGCGCCGTGGCTTACACCACGCTGGACTATGCGATGGTCCAGAACGAACCGATCATGCTGACCACCAATACCGAATGCATCGGCGCGACGGTGGACATCCTGTTCCCGGTGGGTCTGGTGCGGCTGACCCGGAACGGCGACCGCCGTATCAACTCGGCAGGGTTCCGCATCCGCTACCGCCCGACCAGTGGCGGCGCTTGGCAAATCTTGCCTGCGACCCAATACAGCGGCGCGAACAAGAACCAAGAGGCGCTGACCTATGTCGCCGAGTATCAGGTCACTGACCTCTATCAGGAGAATGATGTCTACACGGCTTGGGTGACCAAGCAGGACCTTGAGGAAAACCACCGCGTCTCGCTCTGGTATAAGGGGCGGAACATCTACAACCGCGAGCATGACAACTTTGATCAGCTACAGGCGATCACGGTGGAAGGCCGCACGTTCCAGCGTGGGGTCTCGCGGGACTCGGTGACGGAACGGGACGGGGATAGCCGCGTCGGCTACGAGATGCTGGTCGGCTACCCGGCCACGGGCAATACCGTCCTGATCAATAACTCGACCTCTGAGCCTTTCGTGGTCTCGGCCAAGATCAAGTTCGACGTGCCCGATACCTACCAGATCGAGATCACCCGGACGACGCCCGTCTCCGACACCTCGCAGTATAACTCGATCCGGGACGAAAGCCGGGTCAACATGATCAAAAGCTGGAAGCGCGGGGCGGTCCTGAACCTGCGCAAGCCACACACGATGGTGGAAATCCGATACACCGCGACCGACAAGACCAGCGGGGTCATTCAGGATTTCAACGCCATCTGTGAATCGGTGCTGCGGGACTTCAACGCCTCGGGCTGGATCGATGAAGCCATCACCACCAGTAACCCCGCGCTCATCTGCCTCAATCTGCTGACGGGCACCGGATCGAAAGACCCGCTGACGGCGGCCCAGATCGATTTCCCCTCGTGGTATCGCCTGCGCAACCTGTGCAATCAATGGGTCACCACCACGGTAAACGGGGTCACGACCCGCACCCGGAAATACTCGTTCAACGGGATTTTCCAAGATGATGTCACCATGCGGGACGCCATCGGCGCGGTGCTGACCGTCTGCCGCGCGGGCTTGATCATGACCTCCGCTGGCAAATGGGGAGTGATGATCGATGAGGAAAACAACACCCCGCGCCAGTTGATCACCCCGATCAACTCTTGGGGCTTCTCGGCCTCTCGCCCCTTCATCAAGGTGCCGGACGGGCTGCGGGTGGCCTTCACGAACGAGGACTCGAACTGGACCCCTGCCGAGGTCATGGTCTACCGCAGCGGCAAGAATGCCGAGACGGCTATCCTGATCGAGGACATGCCGACGATGGGCATCACCTCGATGGCACAGGCATGGCGCTATGGCCGCTACATGCTGGCTCAGGCCATCGTCAGGACCGAGCAGTTCACCGTCAACATGGACGTGGAAAACCTCGTGGTGCAGCGCGGGGATAAGGTCCTCGTGCAGCATGACGTGCCGCTGTTTGGTGGGCAGGCTTTTCGCGTCACCTTTGTTGACCACACGAACAAGCTGATCACCCTCGATTCACCTATCGATATGCCCACCGGATATTGGACCGCGCGGGCAGCCCACGGCACCATCAGCAGCGGGACAATCCTCGGCCAGATTGACGACAATATCATCCGGCTGAACAGCGTTGACACAATCAATGTGGATACCCTGATTGTGCTGGATACAGGTAGCTCGGCGGTGGCCGAGCCCTACCTTGTGCAGGCCATCGAGCCGGGCGAGGACCTGACCGCCCGCCTGACGCTGATCAAATATGACGAGGATGTCTACACCGCCGACAGCGGCGCGATGCCCGTCTGGGACCCCGGCTTTGGTCAGGACATTCTGGATAAGGTCAGCGTAGCCGTGGATTGGGTCTCGGTGACTTGGGAATGGGTCTATATCGACTCGATCCCGTGGCTGCGCCTGCGGGTGGACTGGAAGGTCACCGGGGGTCAGGCGACCTATGGCGGGGTTAATTACGAGACCTCGCGCGGTAACGAACCTTGGGTCAGCATCGCCACCGTCCCGGACGGCGAGACGCTGTATAACCATTACATCCGGTATGACGACCGGACCTATTTCGATGGGTCTGTGCGGCTGCGGCTGACCCCCTACAACGCCATGGGCAAGCGCGGCACCTCGATCCGCCGCGACGTGCGCCTGCCTGCCTATGCGAATATCCCCGAGCCGCCGACCAAGTTCTTTGCTGACATCCGCTCGCAGGAGATCACCCTGACGTGGCAGGCCTCGCCCTCGCTTGACGTGATCGATTACGTGATCCGGTATTCGCCCAAGACTGACGCTACCGCGACTTGGGAAAAGGCGCAGTTCGTCACTCGCGTGAACAAGGGCCACCTGTCGCATTCCAAGGGCGCGCGCACCGGGACCTATTTCATCGTGGCCGAGAATATCGTCGGGCGGCAGTCGCGCCCGGTCAGCACCCGGACCACCATCGAGACCCTACCTGACATCAACGTGGTGGAGGATTACGAACCCGCGCCGACTTGGGCAGGCAGCCTGATCAACTTCACGCGCGGCTTGGCTGACGCCTACAGCTACGCTCTGGTCAGGATGCTGGACAATACCGACCAGCAGACCGCCGTCCCGGTTGGGTGGAGCAATACCCTGACCTTGGCTGCGGGCGGCAGCGTTAACATCCTCGTGGATGTCAGCATCGACTCGTCCTCGCTGGTCTCGGGCCGCATCTGGGGGCCTGACCCCGAGAGCAGGCAGCAGGCCATCTACACGATGTCGAACACGATTGACTTGGGCGATGTCTACGAGGTCCGCATCCAGTCTTTCATCGAGGCCTATGCCGTGAACGCGGGGGTGTTCGACTCAGCGTCCTCGCTGACCGCGTTCCGAGGCACCGATCCCTCGCACCAGCTTCACACCATCAGCGCCGAAGAAATCTACGACGTGCTGACCCTCGCCCGCCGCGCCCGCACGCTGGTGTTCCCTTATGCCGAGGAAGCGGTCTCGTCGGCAGCGGTGGAGTTCGAGGAAAATTGGGACTGCTGGCTGGAATACCGGGCCATCGACCAGTTGGACGTGATCGCCAATTGGGTGCCGTCTCTGGCCGACGTGCCGAGCATGTCGCTGGGAACCTCTGAATGGGGGCCGTGGCGGGCGATCCGCGTGGGGGATGCCACGGGTAGGGCATTCCAGTTCCGCATCGTAGGCGAGGCTGAGCGGGACGGGATCATCATCATCGTGACGCAGGGCGCGTTCGAGATCGACATGACGGATCGGACGTGGCGGGTCTCTAACCTGTCGGTGCCGCCCTCGGGCCTGACCGTCAATTTCGACCCCGCCTTTGGTGCCCCGCCCGTCATCGCGGTGACCATCGAGGGGTCTACCACCGCGATTTCCTACAAGGCCACCAACCTGACCCGGACGGCGGTCACCATCACGCTGTATAATGCAGCAGGCACCGCCGTAT